TGACAGAAAAAGAATTAGGTATTGGACGATGAGTAGAATAAGAACCGTAAGAGATAATTTAATTGGAACCGAAGATCCAGATGATTTAATGATAGAACTAATGGATGCACTTGGTAGTAGTGAATCGTCACGTCCAGATGTAGGAAAATATTATATTTTTGTATACGCACCCAAAACCCCCAATCTTCGTTATGATCAAAATCCACTAGTTGCGGTCACACAAATTTTTCCATGGGGATTTCGTGGTGTAAATTTTCATTGGAATGAGTATCGTCAATATACATGGGGTGAAGTCGTTGGCCAAATATATGAAGTCTTCTCTGAAGAACTAAATGATATTGATGGAATACCTTTCCAAAAATTTCGTCTAAATAACTAAATAAGAAATAATATCGTCTAGAATGGCAAATAGAGATCGCAAAGGAGCAGATGCTAGAGAAGGCTATAGGAACCAATCGTGGGATGTTTGGGGGTGGATACCTGACGATTGGAGTGGTAATGCAGATGATAAACTGGCTACGGATAAAGTAACTGGTCAAAAAACAACTCTGAAAAAAAGACAAGAACAAGATTCAAATCTTAGTGAAATTACTAGAAAACCACCAAAGAAAGGAGCTGCCGAAGCACTACCAGGAGATCTAAGATATCCATATGGTCTCATTGATAGTACAATGGATTTCATCAGATTTACAGTCTGTAAATATAAAAGATCTAATAAAAATGACAAAGATAAATCAAGTAGTCTTGTTGCCAGAGATGATATAGACCTAAAAGGTACAGAGTTAGGAAGTATTCTTCTTCCCATACCAGCACAACTTAGTGATACAAATACTGCAAACTATGGTCCCAGTAATATGAACTTCATGCAAGAAGCAACAGTAAATGCTAGTATGAATTTAATAGCTCAAGAAGGAGGAACTGGAGCAGGAAAAGAAGTTAATAGAATGATTGAAACATTGACTGGTAAAAAAGGAAAAGATGCAGTCAGTAGTTTTATTACTGCACAAGCAGTTAATTCCATCGGTGGAAATCTAAGTCCTGCTCAAGTTTTAGCAAGAGGAACTGGTGCCGTCATAAATCCAAATATGGAATTATTATTCTCAGGTCCATCATTGAGAAATTTTTCATATTCATTTAAAATGACACCAAGATTTGAGAAAGAGGCACATAAGGTTAGAACTATTATTAAAGCATTTAAAAGAAATATGGCTCCGAAAGGTGCAGGTGGAGATTTCTTAAAAACACCTAATATATTCCAGATTGAATATCTATATCAAGGAAAAGCACATCCATATTTAAATAGAATTAAACTATGTGCTCTGACAAATGTGGCAACAAATTATACGGGAGATGGAACATATGCGACTTATGGTGATGGTTCTCCAATTTCCATACAATTAAGTCTTACATTCTCAGAACTCACACCAATATTTAATGAGGATTATCTTGCTTATGATGTCGATACAGATGGAGTAGGTTACTAAAATGGGTTATTTCAGAGAACTACCAAACGTAGAATATCAATCTTTTCTATCAGATAGTCTTTCATCACAAAGTTATCTGACGGTTAAGAACTTATTCAGAAGAAACAAACTACGTGATGATTTACAAAATGTCTTCACAATCTTCGATAAGTATGAAATTGTAGAAGGTGCAAGGCCTGATACTGTGGCAGAAGAATATTATGGTGACTCAGAATTAGATTGGGTTGTTTTAATTACTGCTGGTATTATTAATGTAAGAGATGAATGGCCTCTTTCAAATAGAGAATTATATAATTATGCACATGAAATTCATGGTAATAATTTAAATTCTGTAAGATATTACAGAACAACAGAAGTTAAAGACGCTGAAGGAAGATTAATACTTCCTGCGGGTAAAGTGGTTGATGGTAATTTTACAATACCAAAACCAGATACTTCCAACGAAGAAACAGCAACTTTAAATCCAGTGATCGGTGTCACTAACTGGGAATATGAAGTTCTAAAAAATAACAAAAAATCATCAATATATCTACTTAAAATAAATTATTTACAACAATTCTTAAATGATATGAGAGATATTATGGTATATCAAAAATCTTCTGAAAGGATTAATGATAGATTAATACGAACGGAAAATACAAGAGTTTCTATGCCAGTATAAAAAAAGGGGGTCGTGAGACCCCCTTTCTTGTGTTATTCTGCAGCTAATTGCTGAAAGTATGATAGTGCATCATCTTCATCATCAGTGCTAGAACTAGGTGTAGAAACAGCAGCAGTAACTAATTGTTCTGCAGAACCACGTTCTTCTTCATCTGCTACTTCAGGATCTTGACGTACTTGTGCTTTATTGCCAAGAACATAACCAAGACGCTTCTTCAGTTCATCATAAGATTTAAACTGATCTGCAGCAACAAACTCTTGAAGAGAGTTTTCTTTCTTCCAGAGTCCTTCGAGTGCATCATCGTCATCTAATAGAGGACTTTGAGCAGCAAACTCAGAAGAGTCATAGTTTCTATAACCAGCAACGTTCTTTGCTTTTAACTTAAAGTTAGCACCTTGCCAGAAATCGAATGGATCGATTGCTTCCTCATCCTCAAACTCAGGTTGCATTGCAGCAGTAATCTTGTCAAAGATTTTCTTTCCAAACTTATACAAGAATACCTGACCTTCATTTTCAGGATTTGTTGGATCCTTAACAACATAGATGTTAGCAATGTAGGTTAATTTACGTTTCTGCTTACGAGCAGTTTCTTTACCAGCATCTGTGCCATTGTTCCATAGAGTAGTATTAAACTCAGAAACAGGATCCTTCTGACCAAGAGTGGTCAAAGAATTTTCGATGTACCAACCACCAGGCCCTTGGAAGGCATGAGAGTATAGTTTTACAAATGGTAGATCCTCACCATCGGGAGCAGGTAGGAAACGAATAACGGCATAACCATTACCTGATTTATCACATTCTAGTTTCCAAAGACGGTCATCACCATTTGATGCACCGTTATTATTCATTTTTTCGACTTCCTTCACAAGTTTTTGTGTAAGAGAGCCTAGTTTTGATTGCTTTTTAAGATTAGCAAACGACATTTAGTTACCTCGGATTTAATTGGATTTGTTGGATGTTTAGATTATAACAGAGAACGAAAGATTAGTCAACAAAGCTCTTCATCTTTTCGATGGTTTTTTTCATAGAGTCAAAAACCGTATTCACATCAGTCCCTGATGGGAATCCCAATACAGAGAGTGATTTTAATAATTGGTTTTTCATTTCAATAGCTTGTGGATCATCTGAAAGTGATAACCTCGTATACATTATACGCTGCTTATCAAGTAACAGAATTAAACTTTCGACATGTTCTTTCTGTTTTTCACGGGACAATGAACCAAAAGAAAATACACTTCCGTATATTTCCTCTTGTAATTTATTAATTTCAGATAATTCTTCACGAACTATTTCAGACTCAAAAAATTCACTCATTTACAATATCCCGTAAAATTTTTTTATAATTGAACACATTAATATTTATGAAAGGAATATATTTTTTTATCTTTAAACTGACGGATTCCCACACTGGGTCAGTAAGTTTTTTATCAAATTTACTTACGAAAGAAAAGACTTTTTCCAGTATGGTAAGCGTTTCTAGCGAGATCTCTCCACCCAGATATTTTTTTAGCAAAGGGGGATGGCCCTTCGAGCAATCGAATACTTGCTCCAAGCCGTTTTCTGATATCAATTTCTCGACTTGTTCTTTGAACAAGTAAGTCAAACTCTGTTTGCGTCTCATCCAATCTGCGTAATTTCTTTCGCCAGAATTGATTATCTCTCCGATCCATAGGTTTTGTGGGTTATCTGTCTTAACAAAATTTGCTAAAAGAAAGTTCAGCACTTCTTCATCAGAATACTTTCTGGATGTTTTCTCAAACCAATACTTATCCTTTCTTTTGTTAAAGGATGTCATCGTAGCTCTTGATTTACCACCATACTTAAAAAAGTCAAATTTAGGGTTAGTAAAATGACTTTTCATTGAGAGATATGTTTGATAGGTTTGATAAGGAGTCACTTTCATTTATCTGATAGAAAGAAATGAATTATTAGCACATGAAAAGAAGTTAGTAATGGCATATCTACCCATACCATCATAGTAATCAGAATTTTCTATACTAACCTCTTTCACACCATGCTGAACCCAACCAGGAAGTATTATCATAGAATTATTATAACATGAAAATTGATAATCACCATACTCAGGAAAGTAAACTTCACCACCAGTGAATTTTTTTGGTTCTTTGTAAAAATAAGAAAATGACAAAAAGTGTGTAGATTTATCTTTATGTGGTTCATAATATTCCCCATTATGATAATATCTCACTTTAGTACAATCATAATTAGCTTCTGGTGCTATGGCACAACAAGGATGAATATCTGCAAAAACCTTAAGAACACCAGAAGTGAACATCTTCCTATTTACAGTAAGAATATTTGAAATAGATCTATAATTTACTCCATTTTCTCCATCCACAGGATTAATTGAATTTTCATTATTCTGATAGATACAATCTATTGCTAATGCATGAGAATTAGTTTTATCTACAACTCCACCAAAATCCCTTGCCGTGAGTAATTTACCTGGTTTGGTATAGAAGGTAAGTTCCTCCCAGATTAATTCCAATTCTTCTGGATTATAAAAATCATCAATAATTAAATGTGGAAAAGGTTCATCATATGCAGTAGCATGTAATTTCTCTTCAATCATAAGGGTAATTTAGCTCTTGATGTTTTTTTCATAAAGTTAAGTTCTTGTGCATCCCACTTTAATTTTTCTTTAAGTGGTTTAGAAACTAACTTTGTTACTGATTCTATCTCAAGATTGTTAATTTCGCAATAGTAACAAATAGCATCGATATAATTCATATCTTCATTTGATACAATAGTTTCTATCTCAAGAGCAAATTTTTGAGGAGTTAGGAATTTACTCTCAATTGCCTTTTCTAATTCTTTATTCGGTTCCATAGAGCTCCAATTTATCTCCAACAAACTTTCTAATATATTCTCCG